AGGTATGTTGTGCATTTGTTCGGTGTTTGCTACATTGAACACGCCTATTACATAGCAAATTGCAGACAGTTGTTTATGTGCAATCTGAACGGTTTGTTCATTCGTTTGGTGATACAGGTTCAAGCGATAAACACCTGTTCCACCTTTTTGCGGTCCGTCGATAATTTGGAGGTTGAAAACCAACATACCCCCATCACCTGCATTTGTGGCTTTGATTTCACTGCTTGTGATGACAACCGGATGCTTACCAATTGGCATTTGTCCGGCGCTTTGTGTTGGATCATGTTGACTTGCGTCAAACGGTTGCATTAGTTGAGCCATTCTAGCTTAACTCCTTTGTATGCTTTTTTTGGTTTATGCCTTATTTAAGACATGCACTTGGTAAAAATCGCTCCTACATCTGTTGGTTCTAGTTCTTCAAGTTTGCCCGATCTGTCACGGGCTACTATTCCGAAAATAGGCTTTGTTCTTATTGCCATAATTGGTTTGGGTTGTCCTACTATGTTTGCTTCACCTACATATAGAATTTCATCATACATATGTGGAATTTTGATGTTTAGATCTTTGCCGGGAAAATACGGTTTTTTCATGCTAACACCGTTTTCTTCACCAGCGTGTAATTTACCAATAAGATAAACATGCTTTTGCGGAGTGTAGTACAGAGCGTTTACCAAATCCATAACACGCCTTGCCATTTCGCCATATGCTTTAAGACCGTGTTTTTGCCTGTCTAATTCTTGCTTTAAAAACACTTCGCATAGTTGACTAATTGAATCAATTGCTATTGTGTCGAAGTTCTTTGCTTCAGTTGATGTTAAAGCCCATGTAAAGAATTCTTCAATTCGTTCAGGTGTGTTTGCTTCCCAAGCTGGTATGGTATTAGCGTCTCGCATTGACAACATGCCGGGTTCAATAACACACATGACAGGACGCGGTAACGTCTTGACCATAGGCGTTTTACCTGTTCCTGGTCCGCCGTATATGAGACTTTTAACGCCAAACATTCTGGCAAGTTCTGAAGCCGGTCTAAGTTGCTTTACGTTCATTTGTTTTCTGTTCTCTTGTTCCAATTATTTACAGCAGCTTCTTTTGTCCAATCGCCGCAAGTATGGCCAATGTTGCACTCATAGCATTCGACTTTACTGCCTACCAATGTAGTTTCTAACGCCGGTTCACTGCCGCAAAACGGGCAAGGTTTAAGTTCAGGTTCTTTTTCTAAGGTTTTGATTTTTAAAGTTGTGTTATCGAGTTCACTACCTCCTTCGACTTCTTTGATAAAATTCAAAGCATCTTTTTCGGAAAACTCGCCAGTTGCAACAACTTTTTCTTTAAGACTACCTACGGTATACTCAATTGTCAGCTCTTTAATCATTTTTCTACTTCCTTTTGTTTATCCTTCGAATTCTGCAAATTTTGCCGGTTTTGTATATGTTGGCTAATTCGTCTGGTTTTAGTTGATATTCAGAGGTTATAGGCGCAAAACCAACACGCTTGTACAAATAGTAGTCGCTTTCCTTATAGTAATGTTCTGCTATATTTTCGCCTTCTATCTGCAACTGTCGATTGATTTTCATGCTAGTGTGGGCTTAAGTTTAAAATTAATTTTGGAGCGGGTTACAACGAATGGGCGTTGTTCCTATGTGTTTTCATAGTTCCACTGACCGGCTACACTTTGTAATGCGCCAACCATAAAGGAGCAGTTCATTACAGTTAAACATTAACCGACAACCCGCTAAATTTTGTGTGAGAGGCGGGAGTCGAACCCGCATGCTGAACAGTCTTCGCTTGGCTACACAACCTAAGCACTCTTATTCCGATTAAAGACTCTCACAGAATTGTTATTTGGCTTTTGGTGCAACGATTGAAAGGCTTGGGGCGGCTTCTTTGGTAACAACAACTGTATCAATTGCTTTCTTGTGCTTGTCAGAAAGTTGCTTGTATTCAGACAGGGAAAGCTTAGGCGTCCATTGAACCAAACGTTCCGCAATGAGTTCGCCTACTGCACCGTCTTTTTCGATCTTGCACAGTGCTTTTTCAATGGCTTTTTTGTCAACCTTCTCATTTGCATCTTTGATGAAACTGTAATTGATCTTTTTGACGGCTTTGGCTTTGTACCCGTTGCCCAATTCGATGTTTTCAGTTCCGCTTGTCTTGTTCTGGTCAAAAGCAAAATCAACAACTGCCTTGCGTTGCTTCATTTCGTTTTCTTTAGCAACTTCAAGCGCTTTTTTCGATTCATCCCAAATTGCCAACAAGCGGTTACGTTCGTTTTCGAATTCTTCTTCGCTGTAGCTTGTGACTTCGCCGGTTTCTTTGTTTGTGACGTTGATCATTTCAGAAACTCCTTTGTTTTGGTTCCTACTTATACAATAACTTCAATTTAGAGTTGTGCAAGCCCTTCAATGAAAATTTTTGAATTAATTTCCAGTTGAGCCAAATCCGCCTTCACCGCGTTCAGTTGTGCTAAGTTCATCAACTAGTTTAATTGCTACTTGCACAGCTGGTGCAATCATAGCTTGAACAATTCGTTGACCGGGTTCGATAACAAACATTTCATGAGAATCGTTGTAGATTGATGCTTTAACTTCTCCCCTATAGTCTGAGTCAATTACACCAACACAGTTTGACATACGAATATTGTGTTTGAAACCGTGACCACTTCGACTAAAAAGCAGCATTACATTAGCGTGCGGGACTTCAGCAGCTAACCCTGTTGAAATGATCTTGGATTCACCGGGTAAAATCATTACAGATTCTTCAATTGCCGCTGACATGTCAAAACAAGCTGCACCAGCGGTTGCATAATGGGGCATTCTTGCCAGTTCGTTCAGTTTTTTAAACTTGAGCATCTGAAAACATCCTTTAGTTGGTTTTAGGGGCTGTGATAACCTACAGTAACGCTAATTCTGCTAATGTCAACCGCTACCCTTGAAAGATAGTAAATTACGGTTATGTTAAGTGCATACAAAACCAAAATGCCCACAATTGAGAGGCTGAAAAGTGGAATTGACGTTACATAGTACAGCATTAGAGCTATTGAAGAGCAGACCACACAACTTAACCTTTGCGCAAATTGCCCGCGATACCATCCTAACAGAGTCTTGGTTACGTGCTTTTTCAAAAGGCGCAATCAACAATCCAGGAGTCAAACAAATTGAGACGTTGACTAAATATTTGTCACGTAAAAAGTAAAGGTCTTACTAATGTTTGACAACATCCCTCATGAAATGAGGTTGTTTAAACAGTTTGTTGTTTGGAGATATGAAGATCTAGACAGCAAAAAACCGACTAAAGTTCCGTACTCAGCTAATACAGGAAGGCATGCAAACGTAAATTTACCTGAAACTTGGTGTTCATTTGATCAAGCGGTGCATTCTGTCACCACATCACATTGGTATAATGGAATAGGATTCGTCTTAACAGACAATGACCCTTTTGCATTCATTGATTTAGATGATTCCAACGGTGATCAAACAATCATAGAACGTCAAACGAAAATCTTTCAACAGTTTGATAGTTTCGCTGAAAAGTCGCCAAGTGGTAAGGGTTTACATATCATTGTAAAAGGGGCTGTACCTGCTGGTAGAAAAAGGTCAATGGTAGAAATATATTCGTCTGGTCGTTATATGACAATGACCGGCGATGTATACAGAAATGCGCCCATAAACGATCATAACCAACTGTTAAATGTGTTATGGACTGAAATGGGGGCAGGTGATAAAGCAACAGTTGTTTATGCAGGTTTGGCAGAAGCAAAACACACAGATGAAGAGATATTAAACAGTGCTACTAATGCAGCTAATGGTGAAAAGTTTACTAACCTGTATTCTGGAAATTGGGAGTCTTACTATCAATCACAATCTGAGGCTGATTTTGCATTAGTCGATATCATTGCTTTTTATAGTGAAAACAGAGCTCAAACGTGCAGAATGTTTAGAGCATCTCAATTAGGGCAACGCGATAAAGCAAAACGAAACGACTATATGAAATGGATGCTAGACCGTTGTTTTGATAGGTTGTTACCTCCTATTGATATCAGCGGTTTACAAAATCAGCTTGAAAAGGCAATTGAAGTCAACAAACAAAAAGATGAAGAACAGGCAGCAAGTCTTAATGAAAGGGTGAATATTGAGACAGTACAACAGCCAATTCCAGCAACTTTGAAGCCTTCCAATGATATCTACAGCGTTCCGCCCGGCTTGGTTGGTGAGATAGCCAAGTATATCTACGAACAAGCCCCTAGACCGGTTCCAGAAATCGCCCTAGCGGGTGCTGTCGGCATGATGTCGGGTATTGTGGGCAGAGCTTACAATGTATCAGGAACGGGCTTAAATCAGTATATAATGTTGATTGCGAAAGTGGAG